AAAGGAAATCATCCTGCGCAATGCAAGCCAAGTTCTGGCGATCAATGGTAGCGGGGTGAGCTTCCCAGCTGGCACTACTTTGAACTGCTCGTTGGAATGGACTGAGGAATAATCCATGGCTTCGCAACGTAAATCGTTTTATACCGTCGAGCGTCTCTCTGCTAAACAGAGCCTGACGCCTGAAGGCTACCTACTGTGCGAGGAGGTTCCAATCGCGCGCACAGGTGAGATGATTTATGGTGCGCCCGAACTCATCACTGAGGAAGGTAATCCAATCGTACAACCGAACGATGATGGATTGATTCGCATCGTTCGGGAGGCAGATGAGGTATTCCGTCCTGAAACAATCGCCAGCTTTAACGGAAAGTCGGTAACAGACGACCATCCGGAAGAAGGCGTCGTAACTCCTCTGACATGGCAAGGATTGACAGTTGGCACTGTGATGAACGTTCGTCGCGGGGAAGGGCATGAAAATGATCTGCTTCTGGCGGATATGTTGGTCACAGTACCTTCAGCAATCGCTGCGGTGCGGTCTGGAAAGCGCGAAGTCAGCTGTGGTTATGAAGCTGATTATGAAGAGTTGGGGGTGGGTGAAGGAAGACAGACAAATATCATCGGTAATCACGTTGCGTTAGTCGAGAGTGGTCGCTGCGGCTGGCGTTGTGCTATTGGCGACCACAAACTTAACAAGGAGATTCAAATGGCAGACAAGAAGAAACCCTCTTGGCTCGACCGTGCGAAAGCTGCTTTCCATATTGGTGACGAGGAAGGCTTCAACAAAGCATTGGAAGAGGCAAAAACCGGTGACCAGATCAGCGGTGAACCGGAAGGCGAAACCCATGTCCATCTTCATATGGGGACGCAAGGCACTGCAGCAACGCCTCAGTCCACTATGGGTGACGATGATGAAAATAAATTCGAAAGTGGCCGCGTGAAGTTCACTGACGACCAAATCGAAGAGCACATCGCTCAGAATGCTGCTGAACATGCAGCAATGATGGAGCGTATTGCGAAGCTCGAAGAGAAGGCCGGCATTGGTGCAACTGATGACGACGATAAAGAAATTGAAGGCCAACTGGAATTCGAAGCCCCAGCAGGAACAAATGACAAAGCTCGTGTCGCGAATGATTCCACCTACATGGCTGACTCGTTCAAAGACACTGTTGCTTTGGCAGAAATCCTTGCCCCCGGGATTCGCGTCCCAACGTTCGACCGTGCCGCTTCCCCGAAGAAGACGTTCAAAGATGTCTGCGGTCTGCGCCGTAAGGCTCTTGATTTGGCCTACGTTCAGCCAGCTACTCGTGGCATGATCGAGGAAGTATTGGGCGGCAAGGAACTGGATACCAAGGGCATGACCTGTGATGCTGTCCGTACGGTATTCAAGGCGGTTGGTGCGATGAAGCGCACTCAGAACAATGATGCGGCTCGTGGTCCAGGTAAGATGATGTTCGGACAAATTCAACCAGAAAAATCCACCGTCAAATCCGTCCGTGACATGAATCGTCTGTATGACGAAATGCATGGCAAGAAGAGCTAAGGAGACAACCATGAAGAAAATCTATCGTAAGAAGACAGTTGACATTGCTTATCAGTTCCGTATGGGCGCTGGCTTCGCAGGTGACGTCAATCGTACCCACCCAGTCTCGATTACCGCTGAATTGATCAGCGCTGCCGCCCCTCCCACAGCATACGGTCAATGCGTTTTGGTTGCCGCGGCGAATGCTGGGGTACGACCATTCACCACTGGCGACATCTCTCAGGCAGGTTATGGCGTTACTGTTCGTCCATTCCCCGCGCAGCAAGCTCAAACCAATCAGAACTTCGGTGCTGTTGCCTTGGGTTCTGTTGCCCCTCCGACCACTGGTGTGATTGATGTGCTGCGCTCCGGATTCATCATGGTGAACCTGCCTTCTGGCGGTACAACCGTGAAGGGCGGCGCGGTGTATGTTCGCGTGGCAGCCGCCGCAACGACCCACACTCCTGGGGACTTCGAGGCAGCGGCAGATGGCGCGAACAACGTTCTGCTGACCAACGCGATTTTCAACGGTGCTCCTGATGCGTCGGGCAACGTTGAGATTCAGTTCAACGTTTAATGAAAGGAAGGTGATCTATGATTACTTATGACGCACACCGCGTAGTTGACGCAAACGGCACTCAGGCCGGTAAAAATCTTGGTGCGATGACCACTCACGATGGCCGCACAGTAGACTCTACTGGTGCATTCTTGGTGGGTGAGCTGGAACGTCTGGACCAGACTCTCCATATGCCTCTGGCTGCAGTGACATTTCCGCGTGACATCGATCTGCGCGAAGACGTGACCATCGCAGATGAAGCCTCCAGCTACACTCTGTCCAGCTTTGCTTCTGCTGGCGGATTGGGCATCGGCAACGGAATCGGCAATGGCAAGGCTTGGATTGGCAAGTCTACCGATCAGATTACCGGCGTTGGTGTTGATATTGCCAAGATTGCGCAAGCTCTGGACCTCTGGGGTATGGAATTGAAGTACACCATCCCGGAACTGGAGAGCGCCGCTCGTCTTGGTCGTCCCGTTGACCAACAAAAGTTCGAAGGCATGCAGTTGAAGCACCAGATGGACATCGATGAAATGGTTTATATTGGTGACACCAGCAAAGGTGCTACAGGCTTGGTGAATAGCGCTCTGATCACACCTGCAGCTCTGGCTCTCGGTGCTGGTGGTCTGTCCGCATGGGCTTCAAAATCTCCCGATGAAATTCTTGCTGACGTGAACACGATGCTGACCACAACATGGCGCAATTCCGGTCTGGCAGTGATGCCTGATCGCCTGTTGTTGCCACCGACTCAGTTCGGTTACATCGCAACACAGAAGGTGTCTCAAGCAGGTAACGTCTCCATCCTGAAGTACATCTTGGAGAACAATCTTCTGACCACTTCTGGACAAGGAAAGCTGCAAATCTATCCGGTGAAGTGGCTGCAAGGCGCTGGAACTGGTGGCACGATTGGCACTCCAGGAATTGACCGCGCAGTGGTCTATCTGAAGGAATATCAGCGTGTTCGTTATCCGATGACCATGCTGCAACGCACACCGATTCAGTACGATTCGATCTACCACAAGACGACTTACTACTGCCGTCTTGGTCGTACTGAGTTGGTGTATCCCGAGACGATGGGGTATTACGACGGACTTTAAGCAACTACGACGATGGGGCTGGTTGATTCCGGCTCCTTCACAAATCCAAGGAGAAAAGCATGTCCAATACAGTAACCATGATTCTGCCGAGAAAAGTGACCATTCATGATGTGAAGCATGTGGCTCACTCTTTCGGTCCGGGAATCTGCGAAGTGCCGGAAGAATTCGCTAACCACTGGTACATGGAAGCACATGGAGCGCAAAAGTACGATCCGAAAGCTGAAGCTGCGAAGTTGCAGAAGGAAGCCGATCAGATCGAGCTGAAAGCTAAGATTGAAGTTGCCAAGGCTGAACTGGCTGAAGCTGAAAAATCCGGCAAGGAATATGAGATCAAGAAAGCTCAGTCCAAGCTGGATAGGCTGACCGGCTCTCAAGAATAAAAGGAGGTTCGCCATGCCATTAATTCAAAGCGGTTCTGAAAAAGCTCTGAAGGAAAACATCGCCACGGAGATATCGCATGGCAAACCGCCAAAGCAGGCAGTCGCAATCGCGCACTCAGTGCAGCGCGCAAACGACGACACCACGATTGGTGCGTCTTCCGTGCTGGCTGAGATCAATCGTGTAAATGGACTCTGGAAGAGCCAATAATGACAGTTACAGCTGCATCATTCAGAATAAACTTTCCGGAATTCACGGACGCGGTTCGATATCCGGACGCGCAATTGAATTTTTGGATTGCGACGGCTGTATTGCTTTTGAACGCCGACCGTTGGTCTACGCTGCGTGATCTCGGAACGCAGTTGTTCATCGCGCACCATATTGCAATCGAACGTCGTGCGCAGGATGAGGCAACAAATGGCGAGACTCCAGGAACAACAACAGGTCCAGTGAGCAGCAAGTCTGGTGATAAAGTTTCGATTAGCTTTGACACTAGTGCTGCAATAGAAGAACGCGGCGGGCATTGGAATCTGACCGTGTACGGACTGCGCTTCCGTAAGCTATCGAAGATGATGGGAGCTGGTCCGCTTCAAGTTGGCGTGGATGGACCAGTTCCGGAACTGTCCAGTGCGGTAGCGTGGGGCTATCCATGGTTCATCAATCCTAATCCGAGCATGTGATATGGCCATCGAAAAAGTTGGCGCGAACATCATGAAGAACAACTTGACCAAACTCAAGTTGGCATTCCACATGCTGACACAGAAGGATGTCATGGTTGGTATTCCGAATGATACCAAATCGCGGGAAGAAGGCGATGAATTGAACAATGCCGAGATTGGCTACCTTATGGAGCATGGTGCTCCAGAAGCTAACATTCCGGCGCGTCCATTCATGATTCCTGGAGTTGAGGCTTGCAAAGATAAGGTTGTGGCGCAGTTGAAGTTGGGCGCACAACTCAGCATGAAAAATCAAAACGATGCAGCTGAACAAGCATTGAACCGCGCAGGAATGGTGGCACAGAACTCGGTGCGTGCAGCCATCAACGAAGGTATCGCACCGGCATTGGCACCGAGCACTTTGGCAGAACGTCGTCGCAAAGGATTCAAAGGAACTAAACCTCTGATTCGCACTGGTCAGCTTCGCAATTCTATAACTTATATTCTGAGGAGCAAATAGTGCCCATCGACATCGCATCACAAGTAGTGCTTGACCCGTTGCTGGCTGAACGGGTAACCGTCACGCGCCGTGCTGAGGTGGCCAACGCTAAAGGTCGTTCGCAGGTGACGCCGACAGTAACGCCAAATGTGGTTGGTGTGGTGACGATGTATGAAAATATAGAATTGATGCGTCAGGAATTTCCGGAGATGCAATTTGCCACGCGGGTCATCAGCTTCATCAGCAAGTTCAGAGTGCAAACAGCCGTCGCCGGTTATCAGCCAGATCTGATTACTTGGCGCGGCGATCAGTATGTGGTCAGAAAAGTTTCTCCATATCCACAATTCGGTGCTGGATTCTACGAGTCTGTGGCGAGCAGCATTGATAGAATGGATGCAGCAATATGAGCGAACCATTAACAATCAAACTTAAATACGAACCGAAATGGTGGTTCAACTTTGTCATGCAAAGTGTGATAAAAATTTCATTGTTTGTTGGAAAAGCTCCTGGCCAAAAAATATTAAAATGGTTGATCTATAAAGGAATAAACGTTCGTGTCATCTGACAGCACACAAGCCGGTTATCTAGTCCAGACTTTTCCGCCTCATGTTGCGGATCAGCTGGACAGCACCTTTGTACTCGACCAGTCGATGCTCACTCTGGCGAATTCGTTGGATGACGATGATCTGTTCAACTTCTTCCACGACTTCATCGTCGGGCTTACCGGAATCGCTAACGAATTGGTGCTTCCTCGATGGCAACCCGAGCCGCCGAACATCCCGGCAACCGCCTTAAATTTCGCGGCATTCGGGGTTACTTCCTACAAAGCGGATACCTATGCCGCAGACGTATTGAAAGCGGCTGGAACCTTTGAGTTGCATCGGCATGAGACTATCGAATTGATGGTTTCGTTCTTCGGGCAGAATTGCGGAGCTTACGGGCGCATCTTTCGTGATGGCATTCAAGTTGAGCAGAATCGTGATGTGTTGTCGATGAATAACTTTGGTCTGTTGGAATGCAACGATGTTGTGATGGCACCAACTCTATTCAAGGAACGTTGGTTGCGCCGTGCCGATGTAGCATTCACCGTTCGCCGTCAAGTCGTTCGCGGGTTCCCCGTTCAGCCGCTGGTCGGGGCAACAATTGTAGTTAATAACGAGAAATACACCGAAACAATTACTGTTTAAAGGAGCAAGCTATGCCTACACCCGTAACCCTTCCAATCTCTCGTCTGATCAGCGCCTCGGTCAATTTGTCTCCGCTCGGCGCACAGACTCAGAATCTCTCAAAACTATTGGTGCTTGGGTCTACAGCTCATATTGACGTAGCAAAGCGCATGGTTGAATTTACCAGTCTATCGAACGTCACACTGGAATTTGCCGCTAACACGCCGGAATACTTGGCTGCACAGGCTTGGTTCTCGCAAGTGCCGCAGCCGACTTCCATATTGATTGGTCGTTGGGCTAAGACTGCCACAGCAGGCCAACTTATTGGTGCTCCAATTTCTGCGGCCAACCAAGTCATTAGTGTTTGGACTGCGATCACCAACGGCGCATTCAAAGTTACGGTTGACGGCGGTCTGCTGCAGTCGATCACGGCTCTGAACTTCAGCGCCGCAACAAACATGAACGGCGTGGCAGCTATTATCCAAGCAGCGGTGACCGGCGCGACTGTTGTGTGGGATGCCTTGGAGCAATACTTCATCTTCACCAGCAACACGACAGGTGCTTCTTCCACTGTCTCGTTCCTGACTGCTGGCGCAAGCGGCACGGATATTTCTGGGCTTCTAGGTGGTCTTTCGACAAGCTCCGGCGCATATGTTGCCAACGGCATCGTGGCTGAAACTGCTTTATCCGCAGTGAACATATTCGACAATATGTTCGGTCAGCAATGGTATGGATTGGTCATTCCCGAAGGAGCCGATTCCGACCACACGGCAGTTGCTGGTTTCATCGAGGCTGCAGCCAATAAACACGTCTATGGCGTCGGCACGATTGATGCCAATGTGCTGAGTGCTGTTGCCACAAGTGACATCGCATACGTCCTCAAGGCGCTTGGTTACAAGAAAACTATGGTGCAATATTCCAGCACCAGCGTTCATGCTGTCTCTTCATTGCTTGGCCGCATCCTGACCACGAACTACTCTGGAAACAACACGACTATCACGTTGATGTACAAGACTGAACCTGGAATCGTTGCTGAAAATCTGAGTTCGTCGGCCTTGAGCGCGTTGGAAGGAAAGAACTGCAACGTATTCGTGGCTTACAACAACAACACAGCTATCATCTAGCAAGGTAAGGTATGTTCTGGTGAATTCATCGACACCATTACCGGCACGGACGCTTGGGCGCTGTCGATCCAGACGGCGGTATATAACGTTCTCTACACTTCGACCAATAAGATTCCGCAGACTGATGCTGGCAACAACATTCTCGTGGCAGCAATCGAGGGTATCAACGCGCAGTTCGTGACGAATGGTTTCTTGGCTCCCGGAGTCTGGGGTTCTGCTGGATTTGGTGCGTTGAGTCAGGGCGACTTCATGCCGAAGGGCTATTACACCTATGCACCTCCAGTGGCTACACAAAGCGCAGCCGACCGTGCTGCTCGAAAATCTACAACGATTCAAGTCGCTGGCAAGCTGGCCGGTGCCATCCATACTGTGGACATCGTCATCAACGTTAACCGCTAACAAGGAGAAACAACATGGGAACTTATTCCTTTCTCGATAACAAGTGCGCAATGGTCGGTCCAGGCGGCAACGTGAATCTCGCTGCCGGTGCTGCTGCCGCTGAAGAAGGCATATCCATCACCCCGACTGAGGACGTCAACACCATGACCATTGGCGCGGACGGTGATGGTATGCACTCGCTGCACGCCAACAAAAGTGGTGAAGTGACAGTGCGTCTGCTGAAGACATCGCCTGTCAACCAACAGCTGTCTCAGATGTATGCTCTGCAAACAGCATCCTCTGCCAACCACGGACAGAACTCTATGACTTTGTCGAATACGCAAATCGGCGACTTCATCACCATGCGCCAAGTTGCATTCCGCAAAGCGCCAGACCTGACTTATGCCAAGGAAGGTCAGATCGTGGAATGGATATTCCATGCAGTCAAGATTGACCGCGCTCTTGGAGGTAACGTCTGATGGAAGTCGAACTGAATGGACAGACTTATCGCATTGATCGGTTGAACACATTTGACCAATGGAATGTTGCTCGCCGGTTGATGCCGGTGCTCGGTGCGCTGTCTGGAATCGAGGACGGTGACACATTGACCAAGATGCTGATGCCAGCATTCAAATCTCTTGGCGGTATGTCTGATGAAGACAGCGATTTTGTTCTTAACAAATGTCTGTCTGTAGTGAAGCGCAAGCAAGAGCTGAACGGTGTCATTGCCTTTGCGAATGTTTTGGGCGCTAAGAACACCATGATGTTCGATGACATCGACATGTTCGTGATGCTCCGACTGGCGGTATTTGTCGTCGTGGAGAATATTGGGGATTTTTTTACTCAAGCCGCCTTGGACGATTCCATAGCGGCGGCACTGCCAAAACAGAATTAGTCTCGATGACGGACGAAGAGGATTGGTTACTTCGTCCTGTTATGCGAGGAATGTGCAAGTACGAATCTTTGATTGACGGCACATTGACCCTGTTCGATTTGGCAAGAATGACTGAAGCTCTCGATGTTGAAAATGAAAACACTCACCGATTGAGGCCAAAACAATGAGCACGGAAGTCTTACAGGAATTTCTGGTCAAGCTTGGATACAAGATCGATTCAGCATCCGCGAATCGGTTTTCTAATTCTTTGTCCAAAATGAATAAAGGCGTGCTCGGTGTGGGTGTTGCAGTTGCAGGCATGGCGTTTCTTGCCCAGAAAGCCATGCGTGACTATGCCTCAGAAATGGAAGACCTCAAGTATACCTCTCAGCTTGCAAGCTCCAGCGCGAACAGCATCAACAACATGTCGCGCGCCATGCAGCAATTCGGATTCAAACCTGGACAAATTGAAGGCATCGTTCAGGGATTTGCAGGAATGATTGCAGCCTCCCCTGGACTCGAAGCCATGATGAAGAGCATGGGAGTCGGTCTCAATCCAGACAAGGCAATCGAATTCTTCAACGTGATGCGAAAGCTCGAAGCGATGCCTGAACCTGTGGCGATCCGGACTGCTGCGGAATTCGGCGTTGACATTCAGAGCTATCGTCTAATTCGCGGTCACATCGGAGAGATGTCTGCTGAATGGCAGAAAGTGGATGCTGCCAACAAAAAGGTGGGAAACAATCTTGATGAACAGATAAAACAAGGACGTGAGTTCAACAATGTGCTACGGGACATTGGCAACCAAATTGACGCGATCTCTAACAAAATCATGGGATTGAGCATCGAGAAATTCGGCATGAAATGGGTCAAGTCCATGCGCGAGGAACTTGAAACAGTTATGGGTGCTCTCGGTGGAAGTAATATTGAAAAAGGGAAATTGGCTGCTCAAGCAAAAGAAGCCGTCAGTATTGCTGGTCCGGCTGGTGCTGGAACGAATGTGTTGTTCGATGAAATGCTGAAAATGATGGTTACAATGTCTCAGTTGACAGGTGGAGGAAAGACAATGCCTGTTGTTGAAGCTGGAAAGATTTCTGAAGCAACGACCAGCTCTAAACTCGGAACTACTGTCAACGACAATTCGACAACCATCACCAATCACAATACCTTCCACATACAAGGGACTGATGCCAAGACAAATGCAAACGAAGTATCGAAGAAGCTAAGTGGAAGCAGTTTTAATGAAAAGAAAGTCGCTGCTCGTAACCAACTCGGAGGGAATTCCTGATGATTGGGTCAGTTAGCGCCGCGCTCCAGATTGGGCTAGAAACTGTATTCGTAAAGCCGAAACGTGGTTTGCAAGTTGCCTCGAATTCACAACAGCCAGCATTGTTCAGCGCACAGGTAGTAGTAGAAGAGCAGCACAGCGACACGCTACAAATCACTGACCATCCAGTTGAATTCGGATCGAATGTTGCCGACCACGCATTCAAGCGCCCATCAAGCTTGGTGCTGAAGTATGGATGGTCTAATAGTCCGACTCCAAGTTTGCTTTCCAGCCTCGGAACTATGGCAGCAGGGGTCATTGGGGGTGGCGTTGCTCGCGCTGCAGGCATCGCAGGCTTGGTGCAATCTACAGTAGCCGGATTCTCAACGGGCGAATTGGCAGATGGAACACCAGCAACTCAAGTGAATACCGTCTATGCCTATTTGCTCGCACTACAGTCAAACAAAGTTCTGTTTGACGTTTATACTGGCAAACGTTTTTATTCAAACATGTTGATTGAAAGCTTGGACGTTGTGACTGATATTGAGAATGAAAATTCTATGATTGCGACAATTCACTGCAAGCAGATGATTATCGCAAATACCTCTGTTGTAACTTTGCCAACTTCAAATCAAGCCAATCCATCAGAGACCGCAAGTAGTGAAAAACGCGGAAGACAACAGGCTAAATCGAAATGACAACAAGATATGAAATTCCACTAGTTCCAAGAGCGCAAGAATTGACCATTGCTCTTGGTGGCATTGACTACAGTCTGACAATCCATTGGTGTTCTCCGGCGAATGCTTGGATTATCGATATCGCCGACAAGAACGGTGTTGCGATTCTCACTGGCATTCCGCTGGTTACTGGAACTGACTTGTTGGCTCCATTTGCCTATCTGAATTTCGGTGGACAATTGATTGCTTCGACTGACAACAATGCCGATGCGGTTCCGACTTATAGCAACCTCGGCTCCACTGGCCACCTCTACTTCGACGTCCCATGAGCGCACAACTGTTCAATCGTTTTTGCAGACTGGTGGTCGTGGGCGCTGACGACGGCATTGACCTGTCTGAATTCCGCATCGTATTTCGGGTGCACCAGAACGATTTCGAATCCCCGAATCATGCTGAGATCCGCGTATACAACCTTTCCAGGGAGACGATGGACAAGATTCAAGGCGAGGGCACGACGTACGGGAAATACACGAAAGTGCACCTCGAAGCTGGATATCAGAACGGCGAGAACTTTGGAACGATTTTCGAAGGCACAATCAGCCAGCTCCATCGTGGCCGCGAAAACAACACCGAGACCTATATCGACATTCTTGCAGCAGATGGAGACTTCTACAACGACATCTTCGTTGCCGAAACACAGGCCAAGCGCACGACGATGAAAGAGCGAGTTGAAGCCATATCGAAGGACGCGAACGGTAATGCCATAACGGTGAACCACCCTCCCCAATCGGATGCGAAGTACTGGGCGACACCTTCCCTGCGCGGCAAGGTTCTATTCGGCATGTGGCGCTCCGAGATCCGCAAGGTCGCGCAGACAGCGGGGTGCTCTTGGTCAATCCAGAATGGCGCTGTTCAGATTATTCCATTGGACGGCTACAAGGAAGGTGAAGCAGTCGAACTGAACTCCGCAACCGGCCTGATTGGTGTGCCGAAGCAAACAGATGAAGGTGTTGAAATGCAGTGCTTACTCAATCCGAAGATAATAGTTGGAGGACTGATAAAGACTTCTCAGGAAAGCATCAATCAGACAATCCTGAACTCTATGATTCCTCACAATCAATGGGCTGGATTGCAGTTCGTAGCGCCCCTTTCTCCGGATGGCAACTATCGTGTTCTGGTAGCAGAGCATCACGGCGACACGCGCGGCCATGAATGGTATACAGACATTGTCGGCATGGCAATTGATGCCTCCGGCAAAGTTGTTTTGGCGAGATAAACATGGACAGACTTGAACGTGCTGGCGGACTGAACGATTTATTGCTCAAGGCGATGAGCACATGGCAGTCTGGATTGTGGACTGCCATGCCCGCGACTGTCGTTTCCTACGATGTGGCAACACAAACGATTGAAGCGCAACCGACCATTCAATTGCTTCGCTACTTCAGAACTGATCCACCAGAAGGATCGGTGAAGGGATACGACAAGACAACGAGGTCTGCCCCTGTGGACTTGCCGATGTTGGTAGATGTGCCAGTTATTTTCCCTGCTGCTGGCGGATATTCCATGACATTCCCAGTAGCCAAAGGTGACGAGGTTCTGATTGTGTTTTCCTCCCGCTGCATTGACGGCTGGTGGGCAAATGGAACCGATCAGAATACAAAGGCTCAACCTCAAACAGATTTGCGTATGCATGACTTGTCAGATGGTATCGCCATACTCGGCCTACGCAGTCAGAAACGTATGCTCTCTCCTGCTCCTGCAGCATCTTCATTTCAATTGCGTTCCGATGACGGGCAAGCGATAATAGAACTTGCGGCAAACCATGTTGTGAACGTGACTTGCGCCAATGCGAATGTGACCGCTTCGGGAACGGCGACAATCAAGGCTGCGGCAATCAAATTACAGAATGCGGGGTCTGCTTTGAAAAAGTTGGTTAATGAAACATTCCTGACATTGTTCGATCAACATGTTCATCCGACAACGACTGCTGGCGCGCCAACCGGCGTTCCAACTGTTGCTTCTGGCCCAACTGATGCAACCAGTGTCACTACTGCAGAATGATATATCGTAAACTCTCCTCTTCCGGCGATTTCACTTTCGGTAAAGGTGCCGGCGACTTTCTTTCGAACAGTCCAGAGACCGTTGCTCAAGCAATACGTACCGCCATTCAGCTAGTTCAAGGAGAGTGGTTCATCGATGTCACTGCTGGCGTGCCATATCACACAAAAGTATTGGGAGCCGGAACCAAGCCAACTTATGACATGGCGCTGCAAGCTGCTATCCTCGGAGTAACAGGCGTTTTGAATATAACCAATTATCTCAGCAACGTTGATCCTTCCACAAGGAAAGCAACGGTTCAAGTAACAGTTGATACCATTTACGGGTCGGCATCATTCACTGTTACACAAAAGCCATTTGCGTACACTCCGGGATTGCTGGATACGACTTTTGTGCTTGGCACTTCTACTTTAATGTGACGAGGAAAGCATGCCAACTTATCCACTTGCCACATTAGCCCCGACTGTAAATTCAGCAGGTATTTCTGCGCCTTCTTATAACGACATTCTGTTGAGTTTACAGGCGTCATACAAAGCCATCTACGGTTCCGATATAGTGTTGACCTCCGACTCTCAGGATGGACAATGGATTGCTGTGCAAGCAAAAGCGATATATGACAACAATCAGATTGCGATTCTGATATTCAATTCGATGTCTCCATCGTATTCACAAGGAGCACAACTTTCGAGCCTCGTGAAGCTGAGTGCTATTGCAAGAAATGTACCGACCAATTCGACGGCAGTTGGTAACGTGATTGGTCAGTCTGGCACAATCATCCGCGATGGTGTCGTTCGTGATGTGAATGGAAACATGTGGAATCTGCCTCCAGTCGTGACTATCCCGATTGGCGGATTGATTGCTGTAACCGTCACTGCGCAGGTGTCCGGTGCAATCCCAGCTCAAATTGGCGAAATCAGCCAGATTGCCAATCCTCAATATGGATGGCAAACATTCTCCAATACATCAGCAGCAACACAGGGCGCTCCCGTTGAATCTGATGCGGCGCTTCGCCGTCGCCAAGCTGTTTCAACTGCGTTGCCTGCTCTCGGAATTCTTGCGGCCATTTATTCCGCTATTGGTAACGTCACCGGCGTGACCCGTTGGTTTGTTTATGAGAACGCAACTGGTACGACTGACGCCAATGGCATACCTGCGCACTCCATCTGCATCGTTGTAGAAGGTGGAACTACCGCAGCCATTGCTGCGGCAATACAAGCGCGCAAACCGCCTGGAATCCAAACCTACGGAACGACGTCAGTCACCGTCAAGGATTCTGTCGGTTTAACTTCCATCATCAACTATGATGTGTTGTCCTATCTTCAGGTCTACATGATTATCACCATTCAATCCCTAACCGGATATACGGCAGCGATTGGAACGGAGATTGTTAATGCAGCTTCCGCTTTCGTCAACGGATTGACCATAGGCGAAGCCGCTTATTACTCCCAATTGAACGCCGCAGCATCGCTGATAAGTTCTCCGGACGGACAGACCTACTTCATTCAATCTTTGATTGTTGGCACGGTAAGCTTCACTGGACGAATTGACAATGGCACAATCGGTATCGCTGGCACTCTGCTAACAGTGAGTGCTATGGCAGCAGGCTCTGCTCCATTAGTTGCCGGCCAGACATTGTTTGGTCTTGTCGTTGGTGTTGCGGCTGGAACGATTTTGGGTTCACAAGTATCCGGCACTCCTGGAGGTGCTGGCGTCTATAACGTCAACAATAGCCAGTCTGTAGCGAGTGAAGCAATGATTGCGGCGGCAGGTGCGGGTGTTGCGAATGTTGCTGTCGCATTCAATCAAACGGCTCAGTGCCCTGCCGCGAACATCACATTGGTGGTGCATTAATATGCCAGTCGCCCAGACTTACGTTGATCTGCTTACATCCCAACATCGGGCGCAGCCGAACTTCGCGGCAATGGTCTCGATGAATGTGCAGCCGTTTGTGGACTGCATGAACTTGCTGGAGAGAATTCCGGCACTGTTCGATATAGACGCTGCTGTCGGTCAACAGTTGGATGTTGTTGGGCAGTGGGTGGGAATTTCACGTAATCTCGTTGCGCCGATTACATCCTATTTTGGTTGGGACTTGGTTGGTGTCGGTTGGGATCAAGGAACTTGGAAGTTGCCTAGCGATCCAGCGGTTGGACTGACTGTTCTTCCCGACACTCATTATCGCGCATTGCTGAGAGCGAAAATTCTAAATAATCACTGGGACTGCGACATTCCGGACGCTTACACCTTGATGAATACTGTGTTCGCGCCATTCGGTTACACGATAGCAATCAAGGACAACGGAAATTTGACAATGGACTTGATTTTAGTTGGAGCGAATCCACCCGATTTGTTGCTGTGGAATTTGTTCTATTTCGGCCTACTTGATATTCGGCCTGTTGGAGTGCAGATTACCAGCCGCACTTACGCTTCCAGCTTGGCCCTTCTCGATTCATCGTTCGTGCTTGATGTTTCTAAATTAGTGTAAAGGAGATTGAAAATGAAATTCAATAAACAAATTGCATGGCTGCTGATGGTGATGATTGCGATCACGCCAATTGCGCAAGCCGGTCCATTCGTCTCGGGGCAAGTGCTGACCGCTTCCCAACTAAATAACGTTGTGGATAGTAAGACCGACAATGCCGCAGCAGCCATCACCGGAGGTACAATTACTGGAGCTTCTATCAACAATTCGGTGATTGGCGCAACGACACCTGCTGCAATTTATAAAACGAATACGATTGCGATCTCTGCCGCAGGAACGACTCAAGGCACTGCTACTGCGCTGACTGCGCAGTTCAATAAAGTCACAACGGCCGCGGCTGGATCTGGTGTTGTTTTGTTTACACCAGTAAGAGCCGGATTGATGGTTGCAATCGACAATGACACAGCAAATTCATTGAACGTTTATCCACAAGTGAGCGGATCAATAGACGCACTTGGTGCCAACAATCCGATGGTTGTTCCGCCGAATGGTTCCATTATTTTGGTCTCTGCGGACACATTGGTTTGGGATTCTTACCTATCCAACGATCAAGTATTCAACAATATCCGAGCTTACGGAACCATCACTCCGAATTCTGCTTCGGGCATTGTTGGAACGGCAACCAGCGATAGCGCCCAAGCAGGCAGCATCGGTGAATATCTATCGTCCACGCTGATTGCAGCGAGTGCTGTTTCTTTGACATCCGCGAGTGCTGTTGGATTAACTTCTGTTTCTTTGAGTGCGGGCGATTGGGATGTTTCCGGTGTTGTTTGCTATCACGGTTCTGGCACAACTAACGTCACTGATGTAAAACAAGGTATTAATACTGCCAGCGCTGTAATGCCTGCAATTGGAGGATATTCTTACAATTATGTGAGCGCCGTAGTGGCAACGGCGGACGATGCTTGTCAAGTAACCCCGACTTCGCGATTTTCATTGGCAGCATCAGCTACAGCATATTTGAATGCGATGGCAGATTTTACGGTTAGCACTTTGACCAGCTATGGATTCATTCGCGCACGCCGCGCTCGTTGATAGGAGGCTTTCATGCCAGCTGGAACAAACGACTTTCTGCCATTCGCAACAGATCCAGGAGCCAACGTTGCTGCTCAATCAACCTATTTGGCGCTGGCTGATCGATTGACTGGATTCCAAACAGGAACAGCATCGTCTGCCAATACCAACAAAGCTTTGCGACAAGCTGCATTTACTTCTGCTGGCTTGGCTCAATGGCTAGCGAATCAAGGAGTCAACGTTCCGGACGATGGCAACCTGACCGGTTTCGTTAATAATCTGTTAGCCCAGATTCCTGGGACGGTTGTTTCTTCTATTGCGGCACTGAAAGCATTGCCAAAAGTAGGATCTGCCAATGCATTCGTCACTGGTTACTATGCCAATGGTGACGGCGGTGGTGGTGAATACTGGTACGATTCAACTGATACAATCAGCGCAGACAATGGTGGCTCTATCATTGTGGCTACGGATGGTGGACGTTGGAAGCTGATAGTCGGCGATTATCTGACACCCGAGCAGTTCGGTGCGAAAGGTGATGGCGCAACAGATGATGCATCTGCCATCACTGCAGCAATCGCTGCTATCGCTACCTTGGTAAATCAAAACACCGGCGATGTGAACCAGCGTCGTCGTTCGATGCCATTAGTCTTTTCGCACAAGATTTACAAAGTGGTATCTCAAATCGTCGTCACCGCTGGTGTGATGATCGATTGCGAGGGTGGATTGATTCTTAATGCGCTAGTCAGCACTACGACCTTCCCGATGGTCTTCAATGCGGGATCTCATTGCCGCGAGTTGAACATCAATGCGGCAGGCGGATCTGGCGTGCAACTGGGCGTCGCAGGTGCTTACTGCGATATGCTCATTGGTAACGTCCGAGTGGCAAATGCCGGAACGGGAACTTCCATTATTGGTTGTCGCATCGTGGGCAACAAGTTTGAGGTGAACAATATCGAGGTTAACGGCGGAAATGTCGGCATCGACTTCGGCGATGGTACGACGAACGGCGCTCGTTTGGTCACGATGGAATCATTGAAGAGCACATTGTCTGCCACCGGCGTTCGCTTCCCCAGCAACTCAGAGCACGTCATTTTGGCCAATGCCCTGATTGATACCCCGACAGTCGCTGCGATGGCTATTGACGGTTCGCGCAGCCTGAAGCTACATGCCACCATCGTCGGCGACGACACGGCAGGCACACCTTGCTCATCCGGCTACGCAGTCAACATCGGAAGCACTGCGGCAGTCTCCGACTTGGAACTCAACATCTCGGTCAACAATACCGCATTTGTGGATAACGCGGTTGGCACGGCGGTGCGCATCGCTAACTGCTCGCAATCCAACATTTACCTCTCTGCAAGCCGCGCAACGCTCTCCACCGGCAACACTCATCGATTGAAGAATGGTGTTGAATATGGGACGGGGAATTCAAACACCGTTGTCGTCAATGTGAATTTAGATTCCGCGATAACCACGAAGGTCGGGACGATTGCAGGTTTGTTGTTAGGTGGACCAAAAACAGTTCAAGACTTTACAGCAAGCCGTACGATTGGAGCTGTCTATGTTAACGATTCTGGCGATTACATGGACATCAATGTTTTGGCTGTGAATACCGGAGCATCGGGTACGATACAGCTCAATGTCGGAGCAGGTGCTGTTTATGGTTCTTTGGCTCCGACTGCAAACGGAAACTGTTCTGTATCTTATAGAATACCG